TCCAGCATGTCTTATTTGAGGTATAAAAAAATCTATTTTTACTTTATTTGATGCCGAGGTTGGTGTTATTGAATAGGCTTTTGAACCAGCATGGTCTGATGTAGAATTAGTAACACTTATGGTATAACTTAAATTATCACTACTAGCTACAGTTTGTAAAATTTTAAATCCCGAACCTAATGTACCACTATTGGTTATAGTGCCGCCTGAATCAATCGTCAAAGTTGAACCAGATTTTACATTTAAGTTGTTTGCAGTAATGCTAAAATCTGTATTACCACCAGACTGAATATCAATTTCACCACTAGTATCTGAAATTAATTGTAAACCATTACTAGTATCTGCATTAATTTTACATGTCATAGTATCACCCATCTTTGTCCACTAGGGACGGTTACTGTTACTCCACTTGCTATGGTTATTGGTCCTACGCTCATGGCATTTTTGCCAGACGTTATTGTATAATTAGCAGCAATATCATCAGCATTTTCATAAATTGCACCACCACTAAAAGCAGTTGGATTCATCTCCATCACATCCGAACCACCGATTCTAAAGTCTATTTGATCGTCAGTATCCGCAGTAATTGAGGTGTCGGCATCAGCATCTAGTATAAGCTCTTTACCGTTTAAATCCATACCATTATTTGGTAATAGTTTACCTCCATCTGAACCATCAATGGTTAAAAATACAGTGTCTGCACCGCCATCGGTTCCTTTTAATATTATATCAGTATCATTACCTTGAGCATCAATGGTAATATTACCAGCCGATGTTGCTAAAGTTGAAGCTGCATCACCCGTGCCAATATCATCTAATGCTGGAGCAGGTGAGGCTGCAAATGATAATGTGCCACTACCATCGGTTTTTAAAACATGATTGGCCGACCCATCTGCAGTTGGAAAGTTAAAAGCAGTGCCCCCTGAAGTAATAATAACCTTACTGCCGTCAGATGCTATACTTTCATTAGCATCATGTAGTTGTAATGTTGGTGTGCCACCACTGTCCTCTAACAAAAGACCCGTATCATGCACATGAGTTAAAGTAATCTCATCATTAGCACCAAATGATAAAATCGCACCGTCGTGTTGTAATTCTAAGTCTTGTGTTAAAGTTACATCGCCATCAGATCCTATTGCTATAGCATCTGTATCAGAGGCAGAACCTATTTGTCCGCCATCTGCTATGGTAATTCCACCTGAATGTACGTCTCTTTGACTGAATGTCACCACTCCACCTGATGATATGGCTATCGCATCTGTATCACTGGTGTGTCCAATGTTAGTTCCGTTAATAATTATATTATCAACCGTTAACGTAGTTAATGTTCCAAGTGATGTGATGTTAGTTTGTGCTGCTGTTGTAAGCGTTACATCTGCAACATAAGTTTTTATTCTAGAAACTTCACATTTTTTCTCTGTACCACCTGCACCATCATCGACAATAATTAAATCAGCATCTGCTAATGCAGCACCTATATCAGATGCACCATCTATATCAAGTGCACCAATATCTACTTTGTTTGCTGTTGATATCGTAGCGAGTTTAGTATCAGCGATTGCCGCATCTGAGGCCACACTTGCATTGACCACAGCGTTGGCGGCTAATTGATCAGCGCCCACAGCGTCATCTGCAATTTTTGCTTGAGTTACATTGTCATCGACAATAGAAGCAGTGACAACAGCACTAGAGGCTAATTGGTCAGCCCCCACAGCATCATCGGCTATCATGGACTGTTCTACTGCATCACTTTGTATGGTCATTGCTCCACTAGAAGCTAAACCAATATCGCCACTTACTGCTACTTCTTCGTAACTTGTGCCATCACCTACTAATATTTTACCTGAAGTAACATCTGGCATTATAAATTTAGCAGGTAAAGTTAAATTATTATTTGCATCTAATACTAATGACTTACTTGCAGGCATGGTGCAAAAAACAAATTTAGCGCCAGCAGAGAAATTAACAGCACTATCACTATTAGAGCTTGATATGATTGTAGTACGAGCTAAAGTTGAGCTATCTGAAGATAGGGTACCTAAACCCACTTCAAATTCAGCATTTAGCTGAATACAGTAGTAAGTAGTGTTATTATTTCCTATACCTGCCGCAAAAGTTTCAAAACCTTGCACCGCACCAGCTAATGTTACCGTGCCTGTGCCTGTGGTCGTGGTAGTTTCTTTTACACGGTCATTGAGAACTAACGCCATGTGTCACCTCTATGCTATTCGTATGATTGCAGCAGATGAAGAGAAAGCAGGAAACTGTATGGTAAATGTGCCTGAAGTTGCTGTTTTATCAGAACCAAAATTTAAAACACATACTGCTGGATCACCAGAAGCTGTGTCGTTATAAATTAATGCACCTCTTGCTGTCAGACTTACACCTGTAAATGACAGATCCGCAAAATCAACTAACGCTGTGTCAGAAGATAATGATGTGCCACCATTTGTTAATGCACTTCCCCCTGAAGCATATTGACCGGTGGCTCCTACCTGATTATCTGTAGTAAACGATGTGGTTGATTTACCTAAAGTAGCACTACTGGTATACAGTGCTAATTTAAATGAATTCCCACCACTAGATTTAAAATTGTGTGTTCCTTCCAATAGTTCTTTTTTGAAGGAATTACATATTGCATTAGTTGTTATCGCCATTATCCTACTCCTTTAGCATTTGGTGATGGAGATGGAACTGTTATTCTTGGCACTCCATCCTCATACTGTCCACGTTTACGTTGACCCATTTGTTCCATCGCAAACTGTTGTATTTCTTCATTATACTTCTGTTTGTAAAGTGTGTACATATCAGCAGGTCCTTTTAAAAAGCTAAAGCACTCTGTAAGAACGCCGTGCAAAAGCAAACTCTCTTGATTATTAGATAAAAAAGTAGCGGTCGAACTATTAAAATGTGGTGGATCTGTTATGTAATTAAGTTGAATCGTAAAGGTCGTATTTGGCACCGGTGCAATGACAATGGTTGTGTCATCCCAGTTAGCATAATATTTAGGTGTGCCTGTAGCATCACCTGGATTAAATTCAGATATAAAACTTGTGTCTCTTTTTTCCAAAAAAATCCTTGTACTACTACTGGTTATTTGCACAGACCTCAAATAAATTAAATCATCCGGCATACTGACATATCTTTGTGAGGCGACTGTGGTTGATGTTTTATAAGCTCTTAAATCGTCATAATCGACCTTACCAGCTATATCAAGTTCAATGTTTCTAATGAATTGATCGATTAAGGTATCTGACAAAACATTAGAATCTACTTCAGTGTAGTTTCTAACTTGCGTCAAAAAATTAGCGTGTGTAATACTCATGATATACTCACCGTTACCTCGCCTACTTGCATATTCATCTGACGACGTTTGTTTTGTTCATCTGCGCTATCTGGCACACTTTGTGAATCCGTATCAAAACTTGCAAATAAGGCTGGGTTTAAATCAACATCTGTTGGTGCACTTTTTAAAGGTCTTGGATTTTGTAGGGCCTCTGCATCAGCAGAATGATGGCGCCTACGAATTTGTGGATGTTTAGACTCAAACTCTGATTTATGCACGAATGAGCCATTCCATTCTTTCACCATTTCTCTGTACGGAAACTCCATACCTGATCTATCAGATATCGCTTTTGCATATTTTCCTCTAGCGTACGGCATTTAGTTCCCCTGTGGATAGTAATTTTGCGGAGTGATATACACAGATGTGCGTTGCCCATCCTCTTCCAAAGCTCTTTTTAACTCATCTTCATAAATAAGTTTATTCTGTTGAACCAACTGTGGGTTTACTTTCATAGCTAAATAGTAAGCAAGTCCCGCTACCATGCATGGTATGAAACGAAATGCTACATCAGCTTGATTAGTGTAAGCTCCAACATCTTCAATTCGTTTAACACAATAAAATTTTAAATGTGTGTATGTACTTGCATCAGGTGTTTGATACAAAGTTATAGTTGGTGTGGTTTGTCTATCGACATAATATTCTGAGGGTTGTCCAGTCGCTCCCTTGTTTGGTTTACTAGCATAATCACTCCTTGAAATTTTGGTAAGTGATATGTCTGTAGTTGAACTTGTTGTTCCACTTGATGTGCTTATGTAAGCCTCTAATACATCATTTGTCGCTGACGGTGCAGAATAAGTTGCTGTACCAGAAGTTAAAGCTTGTGTGTTCAAAGCCACTTTCCACAAATGAATACCACGATTTCCCCACTCTGAAAACAAAATATTTAAACTTCTTCGAGCAGAACGAAGATCATTACCACTATTAGTGCGTATGGCACATCTTTCGTATGCTTCTTGAATGATATCATCAATATCTAAATCAAATGCTGTTGTGCCTGAAGTAGCCATTTAATCTCCTAAAATACACCTTTAAATTTAGTTTTCTTC